CCGCCGTTATGCTACCGTAACCCTCCCCCAGCTCGGTGCGCAGGCGTTGTTCTAAGTAGGGGCGGCTGAACATGAGGCGGAGGTCTGCGAGGTACGATTGCGCTTGGGCCTGCCCTATGCCGAGGCTCTCCATGATGGGGAGTACGGCCTCGTCGGGGAGGGTGGCGGCCACGGTTTCGCAGGCCTGGATGACGATTTCCGGCGAGAGGGGCGGTTTGTTGAGGGTTTCGCCGATGAGGCGGGGCAAATCGGGGGGTATCGGTCGGTTTGGCTCGCATCGACGAGTTTTCCTTGTATCAAATTCATTGTGCTACCCTCCTTTTCTCGGCTCGGGCGAGATGAAATCCTCTGCGAGAAACTGAGCAGCTCCGGCGGCGCAGGTTTTGATTTCATGGAGTCCGGCACGACCGAGCAGCTCAAAATAAGGGGCGGGATTGCCGCAGCCACAGGTGGTGCCCTCGTGCAAAATCGCAAGGTCGTCGGGCATGATGCTGTGCAGGGGCATGCTGCGCATGAGCGGTGAGAGCAGGTTGAGAATGCCCGGCACGCCATAGCCCAGCGGTTCGAGGGTGTTGACATCCCGGATGATGGCACGGCTGTATGCCGGAATGTGGAAGTGGTGATTTTTGCAGTCACAGTAGAGCACGGGATGTTCCACGGCGCCGAAAAAGTCGATGCAGTTGTCGCACAGCACGCAAAAGCTAACTTTTCCCTTAGTCAAAAATCCGTGTTCAAAGCATTGAGAATAAATGAGTTTGAGCATTTCTGACTAAGGGAAAAACGGCACGTAAAACGTCACTTTCCCTCCGACTAAGGGAATTGATTAAAAAATACTTAAGCACCGCAAAGCCCGATGTTCGTGGGCTTTGCGGTGTTTTTTGCGTATTAGAAGAAAATAGATAAAGGGAAAACTAACGAAAAAGTGAAAGTTTTCTGAAATGAATATTTTCTTATTTATTTTGAATTTTTATTCATTTCTAAAAAGTAAGACTCTAAGTCTGCAATGTCTCCCTTTAAATTCTCCAAGATATTATCAGGATAGGGAAACAAATGCAACTGATTATTCAATGCACTATCTTTGGAGAACTCCAAAAATGAATTCAAGTGAAAAAAGAGTTTGTGCAAAATTTCAAGATATTGAATTTTTTTCGTATCATTAGTCTCATTAATTTCAAGGATTTTTGAAAATAAAGCTTCAATTTGAACCACTCTTGACCGAACGGGCAAATTTTCCAGAGTTCGAGCCGAGTTAATGCGTTCTACAGCCTCCAATAGCTGTTTTTCAATGAAGTTTTCTTCGTTTTCTTCTTCTAATTCTCCCAATCCCGTAATTAACCAGTTCTCATTTATTCTAAATTCTTTACTTATTAATTTAATTAAAGCAGGTGATGGAATGGTCTTATCCTTCTCTATGGCTGAGATATGAGCATTTGTCACTCCCAGTCTTTTGGAAAAGTCTACTTGTGTTAAAGCATAGCTTTTCCTGATTTCTTTAACTCTTGAACAAATTGGATTCATCTGAACACCTCAAATTATTTGATTTTTTTGAAATTTTCACTTGATAAATCAAATTATTTGATTTATAATAAATGTACTTACTTTATTATACCCTTTCGAAAGAGAAAAATCAAATACAAATGGAGGTGTTATTGTGCCAAGAATTGCTTTATCCCAAAATAAACCTAAATTCGGAAAACTTATCATTGCTCGTCTTTGTCAAATGGAGAAAACTCAAAAATGGTTAGCACAATCTGCTGGCATTAACCCAATATACCTTAATGCTGTTATAGCTGGTCGAGCTAAACCCTCTCTGAATCTACTCCAAAAAATTTCAAAGCATATTGAAATAGAGGTTGCGGACCTAGTGAGGCTTCTTCCTAAATAGCGTTTTAGTTTTTTGCATAGAATAAATATATTAGGTTTATTTTCGGGAGGTGAAAATCTTTGACATGGCTCTCTGTGAAAGAAGCAGCTAATCTTCTTGGCATTACTGATAGTGCTGTAAAAAAGGCGATAGCGAAATCTAAGTATGAATATCGTCATGTCAAGGGTATAGGCCGTGGCGGCAAGGTGCTGCAAATCTCCCTTGAAAGCCTTCCAGCAAACGCACAGGCTCGCTATCATGGACAAGCTCCTAAACCAAAAGACATTCTCCAATATACAGGCAAGCAACGGGAGGAGGCGGATTATAAGGCTCGAATCGTTGAAGACTATTGGCTCTCCGCTCTACCTCCAGAGGAGTTTGTTGTCCGATTTAATGCGGAAAACCCGCCAGAGGATGCTATCACCAAGGCCAAGCTGTTCCGTTGGCAAAGGAAATACAAAGAAGGTGGTGTAGCGGCTCTTATCGACCAACGAGGCGGTAGTGCTCGAGGAGAAGATTCTATTCCAGAAGAAGCATGGGATATGTTTTACAACTTATATATGACACAGCAGAAGCGCTCCATAAAACTTTGCTACGATGTTGTAAGTCAAAATTTTTCAAATATACCTTCGGTTTCGAGTTTTGAGCGGAAAATTCGTAAAGTTCCCTACTCCGCTCTTGTGCTCTATCGGGAGGGAGAAAAGGCCTTCAATGACCGTTGCTTGCCTTCCATGGAGCGGAGCAAACTTGCTATTGAATCAAATAGCATCTGGTTCTCCGACCATCATACCTGTGATGTCTTTGTAAAAAGTGCAGATGGAAAGCGCATTATGCGCCCTTGGCTGACAGTATTCTTCGATGCTCGGTCAAATAAAGTCGTGTCACATCTTCTGCGTGATGCCGCACCGAATGCAACCGCTGTTAAACAATGCTTTCGGCTTGGTGTGGAGGAGAACGGACTTCCTGATGAAATATATTTTGATAACGGTAAAGATTATCGCTCCAAGAGTTTCAGCAAAGACTATCCGCAATCTCTTGTTAACCAAATAGGCATTAATTGCATCTACGCAACGAAGTACCACGGACAGGCAAAGACGGTTGAGCGGTTCTTCGGAACATTTGAGAGCCGGTTCGGTAAGCGGTTCGACACTTACACAGGTAAAGATGCAAAAGAACGGCCTGAATGTATGCGTGTCTCCAATAGTGAAATCTTAACCATTGCGCCAACCTTGGAAGAATTTCAAGCATTGCTCGCAGATTACATACGTGAGTACAACCAAACGCCGAGTAATGGCATTGATATGAATGGAAAATGTCCCAATGAGGTTTACTATGAAAACTTGAAAACCAAGCGTGTGATTCGGGATTTGGTTGCACTTCGCCTACTTTGCGGCAACACCACAGAACGCACCGTTCACAAAAACGGCGTTTCGCTCATGAACAACAACTATTACGGCTCCGAGCTTGCAAAACATGTCGGAGAAAAGGTTTACGTGATTTATGACCCAGCAGACATTGATAAGGTTAGTGTTTTCGATATGGAAAACCGTGCTCTTTGCATTGCCTATGCTAAAATTCGCTCAGCTTTCCGTGGAACATCAGAAGAAGATTATATCAAAGCTACCAAGGAAAAGAAAAAGGCTCGTGCCGCCGCCCGACTGTATAGGCCTACTCGCAATCTTGGCATTCACGAAATTATCGCTCGAAATCAAGCAAATGAACATGACTTTTCAGAGCCGTGCTCCGCTAATGCAGTGGAACAGCTTATGCCACACGCTATGCAAAATGCAAAGACTTTGAAAGCCACGGATTCACTTGTAAGTTCAAGGCGTATCAGAGAGGAGGACAGTTTAACAGCGACATTACTTGAAATCTATCAAAAAGAAGCGTAGGAGGGACAAAATGTTTGAGAATTATCGAGCACAGCTTTCTGACTTCATGGAAGAAAGCAGAAAATCACAACGGCAGATTGCCAGAGAGACTGGGCTTTCCACTTCGGTTATCTCACAGTTTCTCAATGACAGCTACAATGGCGACAATGACGAGGTAGCACGTACGATTTCGCAATATCTAACTGTGAGTAAAACCCGTTTAAACACTGTTTCAATGGTTCAGTTTAACCCTGAACTCTACAATACAAAAGAAGTTCTTTTCGCCTGTCTCTATGCTCACCGGCGCAATGATATTGCATTGGTAAGCGGCGATGCCGGAGCCGGAAAGACCACAGCTCTACAGCACTATGCAGCCAACAATACCGGCGTTATTCTAGTTACTGCGAATGCTTGCACAACATCGGCCACAGCTATTCTTGGCTTGATTGTGCAAAAGCTTGGAAAGCAAGTGCCGGGTAGAAAAGCGGCTCTCATGAACATGCTGGTAGATCAGCTCCACAATTCCAGTCGCTTGATTATCATTGACGAAGCCGACCATTTATCTTTTGATGCCCTGCAAGCGATACGCAATCTAAATGACCTCGCAGGAGTGGGAATTGTCCTTTCCGGAAACGACAAAATCTATCGCCAAATGCTCTCCGGTCGGAGGAGTTATGAGTTTGACCAGTTACGTACTCGAATTGTCATTCGCAAAAAAGTCTATAACGAGTATACCCTTGATGAAATGGCTGTTATGTTCCCTAGCACAAACCAAGACGGAATCGCTTACCTCATGAAACTAGCCTGCTCTGAGAGCTTGAGGACTGCGAAGAAACTCTTTGATGTAGCAGCGGAGTTTGCATCAGCTCAACATGTGAGTTTGACAGCAAAGCTTTTGAGAGATACCCAACGGCAGTTTTTTGGCGATGCCGGAATATGAAAAAGCGATTGCTTAAGCCCAAGCAACCGCCCTCCCAATATGAACCTGAAATAATCTAACAAAGCCAGTATATCATCGTTCAAATTGATTTGCAAGCCGTTTTTACTATGAAAGGATGGTACTTATGTGCGATAACTTTAAAGAAATTGACTTTTCTGTTGCTGGGAACAGTGTTTTAGAGGACTTCTATTACATGCTCTGCGACAGTGCGGATTTTGGTAATATAAACGCAGAAGCGCTAAGAAAACAAGAGGTTTTGAGTACTGCTGAGAAGAAATTGGAAGAAACCTTAACTAAGGAACAAAAGGAACTCTACGACGCTATTGGCGAACCGCAATCAGAGTATTTGTCCATATTGATGAAACAGTCATTCATTTACGGCTACAAGGTTTCGTTGAAAATGCACATATAGAGGAGGTGAATATTATGTTGAGTAAAACGGTTCTTGATGCACTGCGTGACGATTTCAATGAAGAGTTTGAGAAGCTCAGTCAAAAAGATGATTACATTCAGACTAGCATTTGCGAATTGCTTTCACTTGTTGGCAATGTGTCCACTTTTACGGAAGCTCAAGAAAACAACATCATGGATGCAGTTCAGGCGGTTATCTCCTCATCCTCTTGTCTTGGTTTCAGCATCGGCTTGAAAGAGGGGACAAATATACTCCAGAGCTTGCTAAATCCATCCTTACCAGAGCTCACCCTAAAGGCATATGGAGAACTCATTGAGTAGATGCCACTCTCCCCCCGTTATAACGCGTTATAACGGGGGGAGTAGGGAAACCGAGGGCAGTCTCATTCGCTCTCTGAAAAATCTCGTAATACGGCAAATGAAAAGGTAACCGATAAACTAACTACAATAAACGGAGGAAAACAAAATGATTTTAAATGAAGGAACAATTCGAGAAGCATTTCAAAGTTTCAATACATTGTTTAACAAGGCTTTTGAAGAAGCTCCTGTTAATTATCAACGTGTCGCTATGGAGGTGCCCTCCGATACACGAGATGAGACCTATGCATGGCTAGGTGCTGTCCCAAGTATGCGAGAGTGGATTGCCAATAGAGAGATTAAAAATCTCTCTGCTTTTGGGTACAGCATTCAAAATAAGAATTTTGAGCTTACCATTTCTGTTCCTCGGAATGAGCTTGAGGATGACCGCATTGGAGTTTACAAACCCATGTTTCAGGATTTGGCATATAATGCAAAACGTCATCCGGATAAACTCATTTTTAAACTGTTTCCTGAAGCATTTACCGCTAAATGCTTTGACGGAACCCCCTTCATTGGCGATGCTCATCCCATCGGCACAGGGGGGAAAAGCAAGTCAGTGCAGAGTAACAAAGGTACTCACAAACTCACGCCCCAGTCCTATGGAGCAGCTCGCACGCAAATGATGACACTTGTTAACGAACAAGAGGAGCCGCTTTATGTTGTCCCCGACCTTTTGGTGGTGGCGCCACAAAAAGAGGCCATTGCTCGTACAATCCTTATGGCGGATGAAATCCATCAAGAAGTCAATATCTATAAAGGAACCTCGGAGCTACTGGTTGTGCCGGAGCTAGCACGCAATCCTGAGCAGTGGTTTTTGCTCAGCACAAAACGCCCTGTACGGCCATTTATTTTCCAAAATCGCAGAAAGGCGCAACTTGTTTCCAAAACAGCGCCTAGTGACGATAATGTATTTTTTGAGAACAACTTTATTTATGATGTTGATTCTCGTTGCAATGCTGGACACGGCCTTTGGCAACTGGCTTTTGGTTCCACTGGCGAAAATGAAACACCTTGAAAGTTGAGGTGAAGTTATGACACAGCTATTTACTTTAAGAAATCCAATTTCATCTAACGGAACTGTACCAATTGAGTTTTGTATTCTCCCTCTCGGGCTGGTTCACAGTGCAAAGTGTGATTTTTTAGTCGACAATGAAAGCTTTACCGCTATTACTAAAACGTTCAAGGAACGTAAGCTCCAGCTTGTAGTGGATTATGAGCACCAGACCTTAAGCGGAAAACAAGCTCCGGCTGCTGGTTGGGTAACTGACCTTGTCTTGAAGTCAGATGGTATCTACGCCACTGTCGATTGGACAGAACGAGCTACTGAGTACCTTAAGAATAAGGAGTATAAGTATTTTAGTCCGGTTGTTCATTTGAACAGTGACTTTAAGGTTATTGGCCTTCATTCTTTAGCCTTGACGAACACACCCGCAATGAGCGATTTAGCACCTCTTGTAAACAAAGCCCCCCACGAGTACGAACTCAGTGAAGAAGTCACTGAACTGCCCAAGTCAACCGAAATTTCTGATTTAGCGAATCTGCTAGAGCTTCCCACTGATGCCACTTTAGCAGATATTCTAGAGGCAATACAGCAATTGCGCAACCAATGCACGCAAGTATCACTCAAGCTCAGTGCTGTAACATTTGAAGCCCACAAAGAGAACGTAAATGGCTTGGTGTATTTGGGTTTAAAAGAAGGGGAAATTTTGCCGTATCAGCGTGACTGGGTCTTTCGCTCTGCCTTAAAGGATTTTGACGAGTTTGCGTTGTGGCTCAGCTCGGCTCCACAAATTGTTCCTTTTGGAGAAATCCAGTATAGCAATGATTGTCTTGAAAACGAAAAATCCACACACAGTGACAGATTGCTTGGACTAAATACTGAGGACATAGAACGTTTTAGAAAGTAGGGAAAACAACATGACCGAATTTCAGCAAATGGGAGAACGAAACCGTGCAATCAGGGGTTATATTTTGCGGTTGCTGGTGAAAGGCGTGCGGTTCTCTATGCCCGTGCGGCGCATTTCGGATATGCTCCAGCGTGATGGATATGTGATTGAGGCAGATATTGCAACGTATCTTGACTATCTTTATGAATTGAACTTCATAAAATTTTTAAAGCCGAATAGCACCCCGAGTAATGCCTATATGCTAGATGGTGCAATCAGCTTGACAAGCAAGGGGATTCGCTTCATTGAAGATGGCGGAACTTCCGAACTAGGGATTGAGTTGTGATATGGCAAAAGCGAGAAAGCCACGAGCTGATGCAANGATGTACCAACTCCCAAAAGCGGTTCAAGATGGCGTTAATGAGCGCTTAATCAATTACAACATGAGCTATGCAGATATTGTTTCTTGGCTCTCAGGGCAGGGCTACAAGGTCAGCCAGTCTTCCCTATCCCGATATGCCTTCAAAGTATTTGAATCGGCTCAGCGCATTGCAGACGACTTAGAGAAGACGAAATACATCATTGATGTCATTGGGCGAAATCCTGACCTCGACACAACAGAAGCGACCACCGCTATCTTGAAAAGCGGTCTTTTGCAAAAGATTTCCTCGGCTGAAGAAGAATTCAACGAAATGCCAATTGAAAAGGCGGGACAACTTTTCATCCAACTATCCAAAGCCGAAGCCGACCGCAAACGAACAAGTTACTCCACACGGAAGAAGGCCGACTTAGCATTTGAATCAATGGAATCTCAGCTCATGGAGGCTATCAAGGCTCACCCTGAATTGTCACTCTCATTAAAAGAAGTGCTTCAAGCCACCAGAAAAGAGGTCTTTCAGGACTTTAACGACTAGAAAGAAGGCTCGCCCCGCTCGTAGTGGGGTGAGCCTTCCGACATTTAAAAAACTGCGCCGATTGCATATTTATGCTAGTCTGTATTCACTTATTCCCAGTTAGCTTTCACTTAGTTTCGCTTATACTCTCGTTTTACGTGATGTTTCAGTTACGTTTTACTTGCAGGGTCACAGCAGTGGTCTTCTTCGATGCCCAGCACCTCTTCGGCGAGGCGGTAAAGCTCGCTCTTGTCGGCATGTTCGAAGTAGAATTGCTTCCAGCCGCCGCCGAGGCAGAGGTAGCTTTTGGGGTGGAGCTTTAAGCGGATGCCCCTGTCCTTGAGCGTGGTGAGGAGCATGTGGTGGTAGGCGGGCAAACCCATGAAGCGGACGGGAAAGCCTTGCTTTTCGTAACGCAGGAGGGCTTTCACAAGGCCCTCGATATCGACTTCGTAGGAGTCGCCCGTGTCCTTGAGGGCGTAAGCCCGGTGGAGCGTGGGCGTGATGAGTGTGAAACCAAAGGCGGTTTTTGCTATGCCGGCTTGATTGTGGCGGCTGGGCTGGTAGCCGAGGATGATATAGTTTGTCGCTGTGAGCGAGGTGAGCTTATAGTGGCGGAAGCTGCGCCAGACCATGGCGAGAGCAAAAGCCCAGTGTTTAGGTCGATGCCGACAGTGCTTTTGCGGCCGCTGGTGCCGGAGGTGGTGGCCTTGACGACCATCTTCCCTTCCGGGCGGGAGAACATGGTGTGCCGTTTGAGGAAGAGGGTTGGCAGCGGTGGGATGCGGTGGAGGTCATCGAGGGTGGCGAGGCGGAAGCCCGCTTGCTCGGCGATTTCGGCGTAGGCGGGGTTTTGTGCGATGTGATACGCGGTGGTCTCCCGCATGGCGGCGAGGAAGAGAGCGTCGCTGCCCGGGTGGTCGTAGAGGGCGGGGTAGTGCAGGAGCTTACGGCGGTGGGTCATAGGAGGGCCTCTTTTCACTGAGGTGTTTTGTTTATTATAGCGGATTTTGGGTGGGGAAAGCAATAGTTTGGTTGGTAATGAAAATTCCCCGAGAGCGGTATGGCACCGCTCTCGGGGAATTAGTTTGGGTTTTTGCTCGTGTTTGAAGTGGGGGCGTTCAGACGTCAAACCACCAAGCGCCTGCTTCTTCTTTTCTGGAACTATTTTCTATGGGAAAAGATACACCAAGTGATTTTGCCATATTCTTTAGCATCATGCGGTATTGTCCGGCTATTGTAGCAGTGTTAAAATAGGGTTGCCCGAAATGCTTTCTCAAGTTTTCTGTTGTCGTTTGCAGGTGCGTTTTTACTAACTCACTCACTTCTTCCTCATCTTCTGATAGCCCAGCACTTTCCAAAATATCTTTTATCTCTGCGCTGACTTTTTTATTGTATATGAATTTATACTCTTTCATTCCTGCGCTTGCCCAGAACGTCCCGTAAAATGCGACACCATATGCCCGAATCCAGTCCCACATGATTTCCGGGTCTGTCACATTTGGCCCATCCGCATGACAACGGCTACACAATAAGACAATATTTCCCGGCTCGTCTTTTCCGTCTAGCGCATGCGGAATGATGTGACACCGCTGCAAATTTTTCTCGCAACCACATCTCCAGCAATGTGTTTCAGCTTCGCTCCAGTCCACGCTCAATCCACATTCATCCACGTGCTTGCTCCAGTAGCTCGCTGATTCCTTTGCTTTTGTTTTAATGGGCGGCCGCTTGCTCATAATTTAGTTAATCTCCTATAATAAGTATTGTGGATATGCCACCGCAGCCGGCGATGGTATATTCCATGTTTGTTGCTTTAGCTGTACAATGGGCGAGCATCGGTCTGACTTTAGTTTTCAAGGACTAATCACGTCCGCTAAGGAGTCCGTCAGCCGTCTCTCCTGTTGACAGCAGTTCGATATGAGCAGGTAGTCCCACTCGTTTGCTGGAATTCGAGTGCGTTCGCATAACCAAGGAGATTGAATAAGCGACAAGAGAACGGTACGTCCGAGTGCAAATCCAAATCATCGGGAGGCTTTATGAACACTGCTATTGGCATTGATGTTTCTAAGGGAAAGAGCGTCGTCGCCGCGATGTGTCCGTTCGGCGAGGTTATATTGCCACCGTGCGAGTTCTTGCACACGAGTGCGGAGTTGTCGGCGCTAACTGATTCGCTGTGCTTGATTGGCGGTAACATGCATGTTACTATGGAGGCAACGGGTCGCTACCACGAGCCAGTCGTGCGTGCGCTCCGTGCCGCCGGAACCTTTGTCAGTGTCGTTAATCCGAAGCTCATCAAGGATTTTGGCAATAATTCGCTCCGAAAGGTCAAGACCGACAAAGCCGACGCTGTGAAAATCGCTCGCTACGGTCTTGAATATTGGGAAGAAA